TGCCGCCGCAGATGCTCCAGGCCTTGATGCAGGCCCTCCTCAACGGTACGATTTCCTACGAGACGTTCTACTTTAACTTACAGCGTGGGGAGATCGCCAGACCTCTCATCGACGTTGAGGAAGAACGTGTGCTTATCGACGATCAACAAGCGCAACGCCCCTTAGTGACCTTGCCCCCTGGCCCGCAGACGCAACCGCCCGGGCGGAATGGAACGGCCAGGCAAGCGGCATAAAGGAGTATCTATGTCCCCCGCCCGCAGTAGGAAGCAGCAGCGTTTCATGGGCCTAGAGCTTGCCAGAGCGCGTGCCGGCAAGAAGACTCGCACCGGGATGAGTAAGGCCAAGCTACGGAAGATGGCGAGCGTGCCCCGAGGCAAAACCTTCAAGTCCTTACCCGTCCGCGTCAAAAAGAAAGCCAGTCGCCGCAAGAAGCGTTAAAGAGGAAATAACTCATGGTCCATACCAATATTGAAGCCCTCCAAGAGGAACGCCGGCAGCAGAGTCGTCGCGCCGAGTGCGAAGTCGCCGCCCGCCACTTCCTGCATGCCGTCGATCCCCAGAAGGGTGATCAGCAGCTGAACTACAAGGCCCTCCTGCGCCGCGTCACAGAAGCGGTCAGCAAGGAAATGCAGGCACTCGAGGAGGCGTCCCCCTGATGAGACCGTCACCGAAGCGCGCGAGCGGTTGGACGCTCGACATACGCCCAGCAGCGATGCGTGCATACATCCCCCGCGAGGAGTGGGAGCACGCTCTCCGTCTCTGTGGGCGCCAGATCATGGAAACCTTTAGTATAATCTGTGCCAGTTATGGCTCTGGTCATGCGACCGTGCGCGTGACCCTCTTCGATACGTCCTCTGAGGAGACTCCTATGGAACCCTATGACCCGACCCTCGAAGCCCTGGTCGATGCGATGATTCAAGCGCTGGACCATGACGCCGATATGAGCCAGGGCTACGTCGATAAGCTGCGTCAGCTCGTGGTAACGTTGACCCATATCCTCGACGACCCCGAAAGCCATGAGCCGACGCCGGAGCTCGAGCAGGTCATGCGCCAGGCGCTAGGACATATGGACGCGAAGGCCGGGGATGCGGAGCTGGACTACCTGGAGGTGCTCCGGCGCTGTCTCGCAGCTGTCGAGAAGGAACTCTTTAAGTGGGCCTCGTCCATTGTCCAACCCGCCGGGTTTAGTGGTGAGATCCAGATCCCGGTCGGCGGCGGCGAGTGGGAGCGGCATGACGAAGCGCTCCCCGAGACGAGTCGCCTGCGCCTGACAGTCTAGGCGTGGCGATGGAATCTGACCGGGTACGGGCTCGACGCGTCTTTGAGGAGATACTCGCCGAGGTCATGGCCCGGTATGCGCCGATAGAGGACTTCATCGTCGAGGCCCGCATGCCTGATGCCACCGGCCAGTCCATCGTCGTGGCCCGCTACAAGCTCTATACCGATGGACGGATCCAGTGCTTTGAGGTCCTGGATGAGGCGTTATGGCCGAGCTGCTAGCGCCCTGCCCCTTCTGTGGGAGCTCGAAGATCGATCTGTTTGAGGGCACCATTGGCGGGAGCTTTGCGGCGGCGATGTGTCGCACCTGTCATGCCATGGGGCCGGAAGGGGTGACGCGGGACGAGGCAGAGCAGCTCTGGAATGAACGGGTAGCACCGAAAACTGCATAATACTCTAGTAATCGTATCAGTTGATAGTCAGAAGGTGAGGAATGGGGCTGTTTCCCCGCTTCATGCCTCAACTGTGCCGCAAAGGAATATTTGCGTATGAGTCGGCATGTGGGGAACAAAAAACCCCAGAGATGGTAAATCTCTGGGGTGTGGGATGGAGATGATGAGGTTAGGCTATCTCAAGCGTAAAGCGTCCAAACTTGGGACGCCAGTCGCAGAGGCCAATATTTTCACCAGCATAGGTGAGTAGATCGGTTATATCAGTAGGATTAAGTAGCGCATCATTGAAGGTCACAGTAAAGCTCAGTGCCCAATCTCTGAAGATCGGACGTGTACGCATGACGCGGTTGCGCTGGACACGGACACCACAGGTTAAACGGAACTCTTCGAGCTGCCAGAGTTCATCAGGTTTACGAGGGCCGTTATATTGGAGAGGGAAAAACCCATCACAGTACAGTCCCGCTTTCACCTGTTGGCCCTTGCGCCTCTTCTTCGCCGCCGAGTTGAACGTAGCCTCCAGGACCTCGCCTGGAATACAGGGTTCTGATTTGTCTAAGTACAAGCTCCCGTGCCACTCTAAGCGGGCTATTTCTTCCTGGTCCGCATCCGTCTTGTCTCGCTTGCCTGTCAGCCGCTTCAGTTCCTTCGTGAGGGCGTTCATCGGATCGGCTAGGTGGCCGTTGTGGACTATGAGGGGTGACACGCCTCGTATTGTATGTGATGATTGTTTGAACATGCAGTTCCTCCAGCATAGGCGCATTGGGGGTGCGCCGCAGACTCTCCGGGGCTACAACATTACGAGTGCTGTAGCGCCGACGTCGAATAACCGTAGTGATGGCTTCATGGCACTCATGACACAGGGTCGTCAGGTCATCAATGGTTTCCGTTCCATAAGGCGGATAGTGCCTATGGTGCACCTCCAAGCGTGTTTCAGTAGCATCAAGATTACAGCCTCGACAGCGGTTTCCATCTCGGCGCAGGCATTCCAAACGCGCAGGAGAGTTTTGCCAGAGAGACGAGGAAATATACTCATCGTAGGTCATACATATCCTTACCTTACCGCTCCATACCAGACCCCTCCTCACCTGACCAAGCCCCTTCTTTCCTCTCCCAGCGGTACCCCACCCGACCAAACCCGACCTGGCCGTACCATAAAGGTGATTCGGTCTACCCTTGCGCCCGCATTCATCATTGACTTAACCTTGCCGGACCCTTCCAGTCCTGACCTCAGCCATCCACACAACACCTGTCCGGTCCATTCCCCGCCAGGCCTTGACGCACCCAGCCGGACCTCACCTGGATGGTTCAACATCCCAATATGCAGACTTACACTTGGGACATTGCCGAGGATCTTTTTGACGTGGCACCCAACTATGGCCACAACGCTTACAAGTCAATTGTCGTATGCGAACACGCGGTCTTTTCATGAGGATAAGTATACTCATAAGTAAACGTATTGTCTATTTAAACATATTAATATCAGATAGTTAGGTAGTGATATGGCTAATAGTACAAATCAGGAAATTGCGGATAGGATGGTAAGGACACAGATACAAGCATTACGTCTTGAGACGAGATTGCGTAAGGACATTTTTGACCAGCTTGCCGTCCTAGAGAATGAAATCTTAAGTGTATTGAAGAGTAATGATCCAACACAGTGGGCTTTGCTAGCACGGCGTCGTCTTGAAGTGAAACGGCTTATGAATCAAGAGATTGATCCGTTGATCGAGGAACGGTATCAACATATTGCGGTTCTATTGGATGTAGCCCTGTTGCGTTTTGCACGTCATGAGGCGGAAGCCACTGAGAGGATTGTGAATAGTGCCGCTCAGCAAGAGATTGTTGAGGAGCCCCCCTCAGATCGACAACTCCGGGCTGGGGTTGTTGCCGGTCTTTTCCCTTCAGCGACACAACCAACGGATGCCAGCGCGATAGCCTCTGAATGGTGGACGCGAGCTGGAGCCTCATTATCGCAACGTGTTGGGGATACTTTGACCGTGGGAGTTGCCTTAGAAGAAAATCTTGTTGAACTGACCAGACGTATTCGCGGGTCATCTGATATGGGATTTCGTGATGGAGTGTTGGAGCGAGGCAGAGAAGCGGCCAATAGACTGCTCACTACGCAGGTGACGCATGCGGTCACTGAGACACGCATGGCCGTAGGGGATCGGAATCCGCAACAACTTATGGCCGTCCACCAATCGATTTTGGACAGCAAGACATCCTACGTATGCTTAGGTAGGCATGGCCTTCGATATACCTTCCCTGAGCATGAGCCGCTCAATCATGACATTCCATACTTGTCTGGTCCGCCCTATCATCCTAACTGCAGAAGCGTCATGATTCTCGCTCTGCGGGATGGCGGGCCGATTCTGCAAGAGAGCGCGAGTGCCTGGCTGCGGCGTCAGGGGCCTGCGGTGCAAGATGAGGTGTTGGGGCCGACGCGAGCCCGGATGTTCAGGAATGGATCGCTGTCGTCAACACGGCAGCTTATAGACGCGGCGACCGGCCGACTGCTACGCATCGAGGAGTTGGAGAACTAGATGCCCCTTCCTGACCGCTTTACCCACTGGCTGCAGCACGCCGACGAGGACCTGGACTATCCCGAGGCGGAACCCGATGTGACGCTCGAAACCCTGCCCGAGGTGGTCGATCACCTTCGTGAGGAGTACGAACACTGGCCGGAGGACGACTAGATGCCCCCGATCACCATTACCGGCGAGCTGACCCTGCCCCAGATCCTGCTGCAGCGCTGGACCATGCCTGCCCTCGAAGCGCAGCTCCAGGCCCTCGGCGTGCTCCCTGCGGGGGCGGAGCAGCGGCGCTGGCGCATGGATACGGACACGCCGGGCAACTATCGCCTGAGCTATACGCTGACGCTGCCGGCACAGCGGGAGGAGACGCCTGATGCTCAGTCCTGAACTGTGGACACAACTCGAAGCACGTGGGCTGTCAGAAGCCCATCTCGAACTCTTGCTGTCACTCTTACAAGTCGAGCGCCCTGGCCATCTCAAGATGGATTTTGTGCATGGCCATATCCATCAGGTTAATGCCAATATTGTGGTCCCGAGTCGCCGTGCTCCGCTCAGCGACCTCCAGGAGGCCGTTCAGATTTTAGCGTCCGATGCCGGCCAGCCGTGTACGTAATCTTGCTTGACAACTTTGTGCCTGTCTTGGCATAGTGTGCCGTACAGATTTGCGTCGGCACCATGCCGATAGCACCGCCACTGTGACGCAAGCGGCCTTGACGAGGCAGGACCTCGCTGGGGCCGCTTTGTCTTTTTTGGGGGAGAAACGGCGATGCTGAAGGATATTCCACTCACTGCCATCACCATCGGAGAACGGTTTCGCAAGGACCTGGGGGATATTGAGGGGTTAGCGAAGAGTATTGATGCCATTGGGCTCTTACATCCAATTCTGGTGACGACGGACTATGAGTTGATTATAGGACGTCGGCGCTTGGCTGCCCATGCGCATCTCGGACGTGAGACGATTTCTGCGCGGGTCATTGATCTGGATGATCCGTTCACCGCAGAAGTCGATGAGAATGAACAGCGCAAAGCCTATGCTATGAGTGAGTGCGTGGGAATCAAGCAGGCGCGCGAGGAGCGGGATAAACGCGAAGCGCTGGAGCGCAAGAGCGAAGGGGGGAAGAAAGCTGGGAGAGGCCGGAAAATAGCTTCCGTTGATTCAGCGGAAGCTATTGCCCAGAAGGCCGAGGCGCGTGATATCACGGCCTCGCGTACCGGCATCGGCTGGCAGAAGCTCCAGAAGGCGGAGGTGGTGGTCGAAGCCGCGAAGCAAGACCCTGACTTACAAGAGCTCGTTGAGAAGATGGACAAAACCGGTAATGTCAGCGCAGCCTACCGAGCGATTCCACCTTACATCTTTGAAGAACGCCCAGATCTTGCCCCAAAGACGAAGCCGAAGAAGCCACAGACGCTTTCCTATGACAAGCTTATGCAACGGCTCGACGACTTTATGATGGAAATCGTCTTTTCGCATGTTGCATCCCTGAGTGAAGCAGACCAACCACGACTGCGCGCACTCCTCCAGAGTTATGTGACTATGGTAGACACGATCATTGAGGAGGCAAAACATGCCGCTGCCGACTGACGAGACCTATCTCGACATTACCCCGACAACCGAGATGATCTACTATATGCGCCAGCAAAATCTTACGTGGTTTGAGGTCATCAAAGAGTTTGTGGACAATGCCGTTGATCAGGCTGCAAGCCGTGTGACTATCGAATTTACCGCAGGGCAGTCAGCCACCTGTATCGTTGAAGATAATGGCAAGGGTTGTGCGAACCTGTCGTTACTCGTCCATATGGCTGCGCGGGCAGACACACCCTCCACGCGCATTGGCCGTTATGGGATCGGGGCGAAAGATGGAGCCGTATGGGCAGCGAAAGAGATCCATATTCATTCCGTCTGCGAGGAAGTTCGTTCGACCCTCTCTCATGATTGGGAACGGCTCCGCCTAGGCCAGCGCTGGCAAATTGTCCGACCCATGACGGAGCCAGCGCCCGGTGAGCCCTCCGGGTTTCGGCTTGAATTGCGCAAACTCCTGCACCGACCCCCTGATCGTATCCGGTTGCTTGACGAGTTGGCTCGCACATATATGCCCTGGCTCTCGATGGGAGGGTATTTAGGGCTGAAAATGGGCAAAGAGAAAGACTTTACCCCTGTTGAACCTTCCCAAAGGCCCTCCTTACTCCACGCACAAACGGAAACTCTTATATATGAGGGCAAGTCTGTCGAGATCACTTTAGGCTTAATACCACCAGCATCTCAGGTGCCCTGGTCTGGCGTGCTCTGCCTTTATGGTCCAAGAGTGATTACCCAGAAGCGCCGTCTTGGTATCCCTCCTGATGCCATAGGAGCTATCTGTGGTTGGGCCGAATTTTCGCGGGATTGGGGTGTCGAAAAGAACAAGCGTGACTTTACCGATGACCTGACACCACTCGAAGCCATGATTGCCGACCGGTTTGCTGACTTATTTGCCCAAGCATCCCATCAACAAATGACACAACCGCAGGAAGCTCTTCGTGAGAAGCTGAATCAACGCCTTAAGCGTATGCGCTTGCCGATTGGTCCCTTAGTGCGCAACACTCGGCCCGGCCCCCGTGATATCAAGGAAGGGACGATAGTCCCTACAGATACCGGGCCGCCACATCGTGACGGAAAGAATGAGCGACCAGGCCCTACACGACCGCAACGCCGTTCTATGAGTATGAATTTTGTCCATATGGGGCCAGAAGGCCCACGGTGTGAGAAGGTCAGTGAGGTCGTTACCATCAATCTTGATCATCCAGATTTTACAGCCGCGATTCATGACATGAAGCTCCTTGAAGAGCGTATAGCCGAGACTATCGCTATCTATCTGGCGACGGAATGGAATGATCCTCAACTTGAATTGCGCTACAAGGATACCGAGGGGCCAGCCGAGCGTATTTTTGCCTATAAGCGAGATCTCCTTGGGCAGTCGATAGCCGCACAAGTCATGAGTAGCGCTGCAGCAGACTAACGCCAAGGAGCCTCTCGCGATGGCTACCTATGAAGAACTCCTGACCTATCTAGAGCTGGTCCCTATCATCATCGCAGCAGAACGCCAGCAACGTGCCATGCAAGAGGAACGGTTTGCCCTCTGGCGTTCACACCACCAACTCTGTGGCGGGCCTCCGCAGTGTGAGGCCCCTATGGCTACTCTCCAGCGTGTCTGGGCACTTCTGACCGCTGACGAACAGGCTGCTTTTCTGAAGGAACAGACACTTACAAAATAGTTCTTGACATTTTGCGGTAACTTGTAGACCCTTTACGCACAATTTGTTCTCGTTTCGGCGAGATCCGCCACTGTGATGCAAGCGGCTCTTGGGGAGTATCCCTCCCTGGGAGCCGCTTTTTTTGTGCCCAAACCTGGCCGTGGGATGCGGCCAGTTAGCCCGAACCAACCTACCGGGAGGGTAGCGCGGTGTTGAAACAGTCCTATGACGTGCAGACCGAAATCCCCAGTGCCCTCATGGAGCACTACACCGAGAAGGACGGCAAGTGGATCGTGGCCCTCGATCCGCCCATGGAAGACGTGACGGGCCTGAAGACCGCCTTGAATACTGAGCGCGGACTACGGCGGGAGGCCGAGAAGTCCGTCACCGATCTCAAGGTGAAGTTCGAGGGCGTGGACGTGGAGGAGTACCACAAGCTCCAAGACCGCGTGAAGGGCCTGGACGATGCGGAGGTCTACGACAAGAGCGGCATCGAGGCCCTCGTCACCCGCCGGACCGATGCCATGAAAGCCGAGCACGAGCGCCAGGTGGGAAGCCTGAAGCGCGAGAACGAGCAGCTCAAAGGCACGGCCAGCGACTACGAGCACCGCTGGCGCCAGGACCGCATCAAGACGGCCCTCCTCGATGCGGTGACCAAGAACGGGGTGTACGAAAAAGCCGTCGATGACGCCGTGAAGCGCGGTCTCGATGTGTTCACCGACCTCGACGAGAAAGGCAACGTCATTGCCCGCAACGGTGAGGATGTCGTCTACAGCAAAGATGGCGTCAATCCCCTGAGCCCTGGCGAGTGGATCACGTCCCTCAAAACCTCGGGGCAAGCCCCCCACCTGTGGCCGTCCTCCTCAGGAGGCGGTGCCCCGGGCCACCATGGGGCCAATGGCGCGGGCATCGACTGGAACTCGATCACCAATCCCGCGGAGCGCCTCACGCGCTTTCGCGAGTGGCAAGCGACCCAACAACGCTAATCCCTCCCCCTGACAAGCCTCCTGGCAGGGCGCTACGACAGTGGGAGGGCCATACGGTTCACGGAGGAACCACGCATGGCTCTGACCATTGTTGAAGCGTCGAAGCTCAATTCTGGCGACGTCGCAAGAACGGCAATCGTGGAGATGTATGCCCGGAATTCCGACATCCTCAGAGTGTTACCTTTTGATAATATCGCGGGCAATGCCCTCAAGTACAACCGGGAAGATGTTCTCCCTGGCGTGGGCTTTCGTGGGGTCAACGAGGGTTTTACCGAGTCGGTTGGCGTGCTGAACCCGATCACGGAATCCCTGGTTATTGCTGGGGGAGACCTCGATGTCGACCGGTTTATCACCCAGACCATGGGGGCGAATCAACGCAGCGTCCAAGAGGGGCTGAAGGTCAAAGCGCTGGCGCATCGCTGGACACTCGCGTTCATAAAAGGTGACAGTTCGGCCGATCCCCGCGAGTTTGACGGGCTGCAGCGGCGCATCCCCCCCGGCTCCAGTCAACTCCTTGACGCGGGCGCCACGTCGGGCGGGGATGCCCTCTCCCTCTTCAAGCTCGATACGCTGATCAGCAAAGTGGACGATCCGAACTATTTGATTATGAACAACTCGATGGCGTTACGGCTGGCTCAGGCGGCAAGAAATACGGCGGTGGGGGGCTTTATTTCTTGGAATCCTTCAGAGTTTGGGACCCGCATCATGAGCTACAACGGCATCCCGATCCTGATTGCCAAGGAAGACAATGTCGGCAATGACATCCTCCCCTTCACGGAACCGAACCCGGGTGGTGGTACAGCGGCCAGTACGAGTATTTACGCCGTGAGCATGGGAGATGGCGGGCTTGTTGGCATTCAGAACGGACCGCTCGACGTGCGGGATCTCGGGGAGCTCGAAGCTAAGCCGGTTTTTCGCACGCGCGTTGAGTGGTTTGCCTCTATCGCCGTATTTCATGGTCGCGCTGTGGCTCGTCTGCGCGGAATTAAGGATGCATCTGTGGTGGTATGACTAGATATATACTTTAATATACTACGGACCATAACGATGTTTCAGTCTGCTCCATATGGCATGTTGGCTCACACCGTAGCGTTCAGCAAGGGCAGTCTGCGTCCACATGCCGCTGTCCCACAGCGTCAAGGCTTCGGCCCACTCTGCATCGCTGATGATCCAGTTCGCATTACGTTCGCCACGAGGTGCCCTGTCTCGATGTACCCGCAATCCACTCCGATTCCCTCGGGCCAGCAGTTCAGGATGCGTAACATTGCCATTGCGTCGCTTGTCTACGCAATCAACCATGTTGGCAGTCTGTGTCCCTTCCCAGAGGTGTGCAGGGTTACAACAGGCTCTTACATCACAACTGTGCAGTACCTGCATGTCTGGCGCAGGCCAGCGACCGTGATGCAGAAAGAAACTGGCGACGTGTGCCCCATCATGGAGCAAGACGCCATCTTCGCGGACTTGAAACTGCCCGTATCCGTTCTGGTGCAGGCTTGCGGTCCAGAACCAGCACTCATCTGGCCCGGCTATCGCCACCTTACTCCAAAAGCGTTCCTCAAGCGTTTGTGGCCAGCGTATTGCTGCCATGGCCAGCGTTTGGCACTGCCGACAACAATAGGTGGCCTCGTCGAGTCGCGAGGGAGCGACCTCAAAGGTTTTCCCGCATGGTTCATAGCCACATATCAAAGTGGTGTATTCCGTGCGTCGTCCACGGCTCGCCAACTCCGAGCATGTATGCGAGCAAAACTTCATACCACGCTTGACGACGGACGGTTTGACATCAAAGGATTTGCTGCACGGTTCATACGCACAGATCAGCGTGACACGGCGCTTTTTAGCCGCAGCAGCCGCCGCGTTACCCAGATTCCCGCAGTGCTTGGAACAGTATACCTTAGCGCTCTGTGCGAGCCTGGAGGGAAAGACATTAAAAGGCTTGCTACAGGGTTCCCACGCGCACATGACCGGAATACCGTTGACTGGCTGAACCATCAGATGACCTCCTTGTTAGGTCGTAGGGGAAGGCAGTTAGGCTCCTCTGAACAAGGCAGAGAACTTGCGGGGGCCGGCCGACCCCACCTAACCAACACAAGAGTATACAACATATGCTCTTGAAACGATAGGACAGATCTATGCGGTGGTGTCGAGTCTTCCTCTTGCTTCTCGGGCTGTGCCTGTGGTGCGGGGTTCCCCAAAGCGTCGCCCAGCAGACCTGTCGCTCCGAGGGTAAAGGCTTTCGCGCCATCGATTTTCAAGAGTTTACGGTCACCAATACGGTGCCTGTGGGCATTAATATGGCGAAATTACCTGCGCAGGGGACCACGGATATCGCCATGGCCTACATCTCGGTGGAGGATGCGACGATTCGGTTCCGGTTTGCTGGCGTGCCGAGCCAGACGAGCGGCCATGAAATCGCCGTTGGCACAAGTGCAGTGCTCTGTGGGCGTAGTCTCATTGAGACGTTTCGCGCCATTCGCACGAGTTCGGGTTCTGGGAATGCCATCCTGCGCATCACCCTGTTTGATACCTACTATTAAGGAGACACTCCATTGACGACCGCAGTGTTTGATAAAGCATTGGAATTGCTTGCTCCTGGTGCTGCGCTAGCCGCCAACGGCAGCAGCACCGGTGTCCTCCTCTATCCCCGCACCTTCCCGGCAGCCGACTGGGTAATCTACGCCTCTGGGGTGGTGGCTACGGGAACCTATACCTTTAACCTGCAGGTGAGTGACGTAGTTGGCGGCACTTATACGACGATTGCCTCAGTCACATGGCCGCCAGCAGTGGCCGCGGGCAAGCTCCACGTGGGGATCAACGGCGCACAGGCTCAGTGGTTCGACAACGATAGCAAATTTGTGCGGGTCAACTACGTCATTGGGGGTACGACGCCTGGCGCAGTTGTGGGCTCTTTTATTACCCTCCCGTCCAACAATGCGGGCCTGGCCGTTGACGTTGGTGATATTTATACATTCGTATAAGGTTACATATAGACTCAGCGAGAGAAGGAAGACCCCATGCCGCAAAATCCAATCTTAGTCTATGCCAAAGAGGACGGCCAGGCCGCCTATATGCACACGGTCGATGCCAAGGAAGCCGTTGCCCTGGGCGACTATACGCCCGCGCCCCCCGACAAGGAAGGCCCGAGCCCGGAAGAACGCGCGTCGGCCCTCTCCCGCTTTCGCACCGGCCAGGGCGTGACGCATCCCGAGCTCCAGACCGAGGAAGAGCGGGAGAAGACGCGCGAGGAAGCGAACGCCAAGGCCGAGATGCTGGCCGGCGTCCCCGAAGGGGCACAAGTCGTCGTGATGGCGCAGCCCGAGCGGACCACGGCCCGACACTCAGCCAGTACCCGTCCGCCGCAGAGCCAGCGGAGCCCGGAGGAGACGGCCCGGGAGCGAGCCGCAAGCGCTCCCGCCAGTAGCGGAGCGCCTCCCAGCGGACCCGCCACTCCGCGCAAGGACTAGGCGCGGGCCGCGTTACGACGACTAGCAATTTACCTGAAAGGGCAAATGCTAATAGATAAAGCTGTATAGAAATGATATAATGTACCTCTTTATGTTGTATACATTTCACATGGAGGTACAATGCAGCTTTATCTCATAAGAAATACTATTAATGGTAAGGGTTACATTGGAATTACCCGGCAAAACCTCTCAAAGCGTTGGAGCAAGCATGTGACCGTGGCTGCAAAAGGCGAAGGGTTTGCTCTCGCAAGGGCTATACGAAAATATGGAGTCGAACACTTTACCATTACAGTGCTTGCAGAGGCCTCAACATATGATGAACTTAGACAATTAGAAAAAGAGGCTATTGCTACGCATGATACATTTGGTGCAACTGGCCATGGCTATAATCTGACGACTGGTGGAGAAGGGTCACCAGGAGTAATTCGTTCTGCTGAGCTTCGTAAGCGTATGTCTGAGGCGAGATTAAAGAGTGGATTCCGCCTCTCGGAAGCGGCAGTAAAGCGCATGGTTGAGACTAAAAAACAGAACCCGCCGATTTTTTCTCAGGCGCGTCGTGCTGCTATAAGTCAACGAATGCGTAGTATGCCAAGGACGCCTGAGCATTGTCAACGTATTAGTGAGGGCTTACGAGGACGCATATTCTCCGAAGAAACGCGACAAAAAATAGCCGCAGCCAAAAGAGGGAAAGTTCCGTGGAATAAAGGGCGTCCCATCACAGAAGAGGCACGGCGAAAAAATTCTGAAGCTCATAAGGGAAAGACTCCAGCAAATAAAGGGCGTCCTATCACAGAAGAACACCGTGTAAAAGCCTATGCTGCGATGCTTAAAGGATTAGAAAAAACACGTAAGCCTATTCTTTTCAATGATGTTGTTTATTGTTCTATTGCCGATGCTGGTCGGGAAACGGGGCTTGGCATTGATCGTATCCGTTATGCCTTGAGGAAAGGCAGAGCCTCCTATATGCGATCAGAGGATATTCCATAAGATGGGTTATATGACATCATTTACCAATGAGGTAGCGCTATTCATTCCTGGGACCGTGCATGGCTTGGGAACACAAGGGATTTTTTATCAACTCTACGATCCCCAGGGGAATGCGATCTCTGCGGGACAATTCCATGTGGCGCCAGGTACATATGACGTACTTGCCTCATTTAATACGCCTCAGAGTGGCACACTCTTTCTTTTGCCAGTCACCGCTGATTCTGCAGATGCGACCCCAGGATCTTCGCAGGCTACATCGTACTGTACCGTAGAAGAAGCCACGGCCTTGCTCCAGGATCGCCTACACGTCGAAGCCTGGTACACGGCCGATCCTGAGGAGGCGATCACCCTCCCGCATCGGCGGGAAGCGGCCCTCATGCAAGCCACGCGGCTGATCGATGAGCAGGTGGGCTGGTATGGCATGCCGGCCACGACGACCCAAGCCCTGGCCTGGCCGCAGAGTGGGCAAGTGGACCGCTATGGGCGTCCCGTGGATATGACCCTGATCCCGGTCGATATTCAGCGCGCCACAGCCTATTACGCGCTCGCACTCCTCGAAGCGGACGAGGCGATGGCGTCGAGTGCCACGAGCGGTGGTGGGGATCTAGTGCTCAAGAGCAAGAAGATCGGCGATACCACGCTTACTTTTCAGGACGTTTCAAATACTAGTACACGAACAGTGGCTCCCCCTGGAGCTATGCCCAACGAGGTCAAGCTGCTGCTCAAGCCCTACGGCATGGTGCCCGGCTTTGGCATCGTGCCGGTACTCAGGACGTAGGAAATGCCATGCATCCTGCATTAGTACAAATGCTCACCGATACCGTACAACATAGTGCCTACCAGGGTCAGGACGGATACGGGAAGCCCCAATATAGCTCCCCCGTGGCCCGCAAAGCCCGCGTGCAGTATGAGGTGACGACGGTGACCAACCAGCAGGGGCAGGAGCGGACGAGTACCACTATTGTGTACATGGATGGGTCCTTTCCGTTGAGCGTGCGCGACAAGTTGGTCTTACCCGATGGGAGCGCACCCGCCATCCAACTGGTCTATGCTCCCACGGATCCGGATACGCCGGGGGTCGTCGATCACTTCGAGATCCGTCTGTAAGGAGATCGTGTATGCTGTGGCGATTCCTGAGTCTGTGTCTCCTCCTACTCCCATACGTCGCGCAGGCAACCGAGTGCCCCAGTGGCCGCATTTCCTATTACGAACCCACCGCTCGCGATACGCTGACGCTCAATGGTACGGCCCTGCCCCTGACCCTCGCCAAAATTCCTCCGGTTGATGCTGATCAGGCTATGGCGGTGGTGACCGTCGAGAGTAACCCGATTTCGTATGACCTGACGACCACACCCACAGCGGCCATCGGCCATCAAGCACTGGCGGGGGCGACCTTGACGCTCTGTGGCGTCCCGACGATGCAGGCCTTCAAGGCCATTAATGTGAGTGGGGCCGCGACCTTGAAGGTCACATATTATCGTGCCCGCTAGGAGCCACCATCATGCCTGCTCGCCTCCTCACTGTCCTAGCCCTGCTGCTGCTCCTGTGGGGTGACGTTCTCCAGGCTCAGGTCATCCCCAGTCCGCCAGCGGCTGGCGGGAGCAGCGCCGCCCTCCAGGCCAGTGACTATGGCGTCGTCTGCGATGGGACCACGGACACGACCGCCGCACTCCAGGCCGCGCTCGACGCGGCCCGCATCGGGACGCAGGGCCTCACCCTCGCTATGCCCCGCGCCACCGGGACCTGTCGTCTCACTAGCACCATCACCATTGCCAACGTGACGGGGCTGGAACTCCAGGGCAACGGCGTCAAATTTATTTGGGATGGGGCCAGTACGACGACGCCCATGTTTCTCTTCCAGGATACGAACCGGGCCTTCTTTCACAATTTCCAGGTCGCCGCTTCGACGGCGAAGCCCGTGGCGACCATCTTCCAGTTTGAAAATGCGACGGGGGGCACGGTCACGCCGAGCAGCAACCTCCTCCAGGATGTGATTGTGGAGTGTACGAACGGGGGGTGCACCAACGCCATTCGCATGGCGCAAGGCACCGGTGGCGATGCCAATAATGAGTTCAACACGTTTGAGCGCGTGCGCGTCTCCAACCCTGCCAACGCCTGTGCCAAGATCGATCATAGCCAGAGTAAAACCAACGTGTTTGTGGATTTTGAGTGTGCCAATAACGGCATTGGCGTCCACATTATCGAGAACACGCACGGCAGCTTCCATTGCGTGCGCTGTCGGGGTGGCGGCTCCACCGGGGCGGACTTCTATATCACGAATTCCAATGACTTGATCACGATTACGCAGAGCAATTTTGAGAACTCCAACCGGCTCCTGGAAACGCCGAACTCCTCTGGAGCCGATTTGCCGCTGCACATCAGCGATACGCGCTGGTCCGTCACCAACTTTCTCAACGCCGATAACCGCCCCATTGTCTATCTGTTTCGCGGCCCCTTCGTCTTAGAGACGACGAAATTCGAGCCCGCGACGGCCAATAAAGCGCTACAAATCCGCTGGAACCCTGGCAGTAACTTTGGATCGTTCACGGCCCGCAACAACTACATCAGTTCCACCCTGGCCAACCCGTTTTTTGGCACCATGCCGACCTGGCAAGAAGGGAATCTGATTAACCGGAACGATGGCAGCAATGCCGTCCAGCTCGGCGCGTCGTTCTCGCCTATTCCGATCCCGAGCCAGACCATCAATAGCGGCACGACGATTACCGCCGATGCCTGTGGCAGCGTGAAGTCCCTGACCGCGACGGGGGCGGTCACCACGAACACTACGAATACCTTTGATGCCCCGGCCGTCTTTAATACCGGCTGTGCGATGCGTGTGTGTAATGTCGGGGCCAACGCGATCACCCTGGATGCCAATACCAATTTTCTCACGAGCGACGGCAACGATGTCGTCCTGGCGGCCCTCACCGCCAGCGCGGTCAGTTGTGTGACGGTCGTCCAGAGTGGCACAAAATGGTACCAGGTGCGGTAGGGAGAGAGACCCTAGGTGCTCAGTCTCGACCTGCAGGGGATTCCTGACGTGACGCAGAATCTCCAACGCCTCCAGCAGCCCCAGGCGCATGTGCTGGGCGAGGCACTCTATACGGAAGGCAATCGGATCATGGGGGAGAGCGTTAGGCTGGTCCCTGTTGATATTATAGGAGGAGGCTAAGTTGAGACGTCTTCCCTTGTTGCCCTGGCCAGCGCCGCGGCGGAGTTGTCAGGATTCTCTCATGCGACCAACCGGCACGATAACGGTCAGCCAGTCGCTGTTGCGGTACCTGAAGGATTTCAGCCCATGCACTAATGCAATGGGTTTCATTATTCCAGGTCAGAAAGACGTTGTTTCTGGTGTTCCGTGCTTGGGTTTTTCGTGTAACCCATGCACAGTTTTGCGGGCTATAGGGACCATCATTGTCCTCACGTTCCAACGTATAGCCAGGGCCGGGGCGAGGCCCCATATCCGCCAAGAAAGTTGGGAAAGAATCAATCCATTGGGGGCAGACGGTAATACCTCGACCACCCCAACGAGGATAATCCTTACTTTCCGGCAAGGTACAACGTTCTTTCATTTTGACCCAGGCCCGATATTCGGGCGTAGGCTTTCCTTTAGGTGCTCCACCATGCTTAAAGTGAGATTCAATCCTACGTTCACGAAGCAAACAGCCACAACTACGGGTCCGCTCACTGCGAAGACTGCGTGTAGTCACAGAGATCACATTGCCACAGACACATTGACAGAACCAGGCGGGGCCTTGCGTAGGATTTTTCGAGCTGAAGTCTCGATGCAACACCGTAAGGCGTGTAAACGTATGTCCCGTCAAGTCAATGAAATTGTGGGTAGGCTCATGGTGCAAGCATCCACAACTGCGCGTACGGCCTTTGCGCAATTGATAGGCTTGCACAGATGCGACATTTCCACACGAACATTGGCAGAGCCAGTAATACTTTCCATGGCGAGGTGGCTTATCAGGATCAAGCCTCAATACTGTCAATTGCCCAAAAGATTGTCCGGTCAGATCATAGACGGGTGGCATAAGACTTCCTTCTCACTCAGGAAGATGACTCACAAGCAGACACGGCATAGCAGCAAGTGTGAGTGCCTGCGTTCGGGCCGTCGCCCTAGCTATACCGTACAGGTAAGTATAGCATAGATAGGTTATTTTAGATACATGCATATTCACCTAGACCTCAACGGTATTGACACGGTGAACCAGAATCTTCAGCGATTGAGCCGTCCCCAGTCCCACATCATTGGTGACGCTCTTTATGCTGAAGGAAATAGAATTATGGGAGAAAGTGTAAGATTAGTTCCAGTTCTAACAGGTCTTCTCCGCAGCACCGCGCACGTCGAACGCCCGGTGCAGGAAGGCCCCGTCGTGACGGTCGAGCTCTCCTATGGTAGCCATGGCACGGCCCCGTATGCGGCGAAGATTGAGTTCGATGTCACGCTCAACCACCCACACGGGGGGCAAAGTCACTATTTGAGCCAACCATTGTTCCAAGCAGAACAAGGGTTCACGCAACGCATTGCTGAGGCTATTCGCCAAGGACTTGGCTTCGCATGAGCATGAACATTACCGTGACATGGGACATTACTGTAAGCGTCCCGCAATTAGATGGCCTTATAGCAATAGGAGAGAAGATCGTGGCAGAACTTACAGGCATTAACGAGGCCTTGGTCGAACTGACGACCAATCAAGCAGACGGCCAGACCGCGCTCTCAGAGCACCTCACAGCCATTGAAGAGGAAATTCGTCAGTTGGGTGATGCGCCGTCCCAGGCCGAGCTTGATGCGATTGCGGATCAAATTCATGCGGCTGCAGCCACCTCGGCACAGGGCGCCGCTAATCTGCGGGCCATGACGGAGCAGGTCAAAGGCATGGTGCCCGGTGATCCTCCGCCCACGCCCTAGGGGAGATCGAGGCAGCTATGGCCCAGCGCACGCACGCCCATGATGCCTACGGGCGGCCCTTACCCGAACTCACGGATGCCCAGCGGGCCGTGCTCAAGAGTCGCCCGGCCAATGTGACGCAGCGGCGGCGGATTGGGGCCATCCTGGAGGACGTGTATGACGCGCTGCTGCGCCGGGATATTCATGCTGAAGTGAGTCTCTCGTTCAAGGTCATGGGTGGGGTGATTCAGGCCGAGGTCCAGACGGGCGTGGTCCGCACGTATCGCTGGAACGTCGAGGAGGAGGAGTAGCCGTGCTGTTGGATGAATTGGGGGCCTATCTCCAGGCTCAAGGGCTTGGGACGCTCGGCAGCGATCTCTTTCTCGGCAGTATACCCATCGATAGTCCCAATGTGACAAACCAGGATGCGATCACGGCCCTGTACGAGACCCCTGGTTTTCCAGGGCAGTATGTCCATTCCACGCTAGGGCTCGATTGGGAACAGCCAGTCGTCCAGATCATCTGCCGGGCCGCGCCCTACGATTATAGTGCGGCTCGTCTCCAGGCGGAGCAGGTCATGGTGGCGCTCAGTAAGATTCGGAATCAGACGTTGAGCGGCACGTTTTATCTCTGGTGCATGCCCCTGGATTCTCCGCACCCGGCGATAGGGCCAGATGATTACGGACGCCCGCGCTTGACGTGCCAATTGCGGATTGGCAAAGCGCTCTCGGCGTCCTAACGGTTCGAGAAAGGAGTGTGTATGTCTGAGCCTGAAGAAAAAAAGCCAGAGGATCATCCTGGCGGACGTCCTGATACGCCCCCCGGCCAGGGTGGCGAGCAACCAGGGAATCGGCCTGACGTTCCTCCAGGCCAGGAAGATAAGCCCGACAAACCGGACGAGGGCCAGGAGGGCGAGCCCCATCCTGAGCATCCGATTGTTCTCCCGGAACCGACCCACCCCATAGCGGAGCCGACGCCGGAGCCGAAGGAGTAGCTATGGCCGTTCTCAGTGACGAAGACCGCGCCGCCGTCACGGCCGAGTTCATGCAGCAGGCGCTCGGTCCGCATACGATCCTGAAAACCGACGTGCGCGC